GTCTAGTCACTAAGCTTGTTGGTAGCCCTTCTGCAGTTTTTTGAGGGTTAATCATATTATTTTAAGTTTTTTTAATAGTTCGCAATTTAACTCGTCAGATTCTATTATTCTAACTAAAGTTATTTTATTCATTTCGCAAAAGTTTTCTTTTTTTTCATCTCGTTTTAGTTGTTCTAGAAAATTGAGTCTGTTGTTTGAGTGAAAAAATTTATTGTATTTATAGTGTTGACCTCCATCAACCTCTATTGCCAATCTTTTATTTGCGTTAAAAAAGTCAATGGTCATTCTAGATCCTAATACAGGAAATTCTTCGAAAACAACATCCCCACTCCAATGATCAAATAATAAATCTTTTACTCTTTTTTGTATTTTGCTTCTGCATTTTTTATCCCACTTAATTAAATACTTGGTTGGGTTCCTCATTTTTTGAGTTCTTCCATTTATTGATGTAAATATCACTGTGAAAGAATTTTTTCTTTTACAAAGTTTTTCAGGCTTTCGGCAACATCTGAGTTTTCTTCTAGGTATTCTTGTATTGAAGCTATACCTTGAAATTTAGATTGGCATTCAATACCGTCCTTCTTCAAAAAATCTATAACCTCTTCGTCGCAAGTAAACCATGATCCTTTTTTATCCATGTAATCCCACATAAGAAGAAGGTCTACAATTTCTCTTTCTACCCAAACAGACTTGCCATTAATACGACCATATCTAATCGGATACTTTACTACGTTTCCTGTGTTCTCATTTGTTGATTTGCAAATTAAAACTTTAGCCATGTGACCATAAGGTTTGTTATTTGGTCCTATTTGTTCCTTGGGTTTTTCTAGAATTTTATCTGATTTAAATTGTTTTTGAAACTCCAAAATCCAATCGGGGTAGTGCAAGGCTGCATTGCCTCCACTTGAATTAGTTTGATTATTTGGGTCTCCCTTCGCATAAGGGTTAATATCAACCTTCGCTCTTATCTGGGAGATTAGAATAAGCAAGTGTCCAAACTTAGACATTCCGAGGCTAACCCTCTTCAAAAAGTCGGAAGTCATCAATGCACCTGCGGCTACCTTAGCAGCATCGCTCGTTCTTTTCTCAAGTTCTGATTGAGGAAGTAATCCGTCCATACTATCAATTACTATGCCAAACCTTTCCCTGTTTGGATTGTTTTTAAGAAGACCCCTTAAAAAGTCGAAAACAACATCAAATACGTTGCACTCAAAAACAAGGCATGTGCCAGCAACCCACTCATCAGCATCTGTTACAAAAGTAAGACCCGACCTCTCTTTGATTGATTTAGATAGACGACCCTCTGCTTTGATATAAATTCCCTTCGAATTATCTACTGTTTTCATCATGTTAAGCATAACATGAAGGGCTTCGTTGGTTTTCCCACCTTCGTTAGCTCCAACGAAACGGTGTACTCCTGCTGAAAATCCACCGTCAAGATAAGAGTCTAAAATCATAGACCCGCTAGACACCACATAATCTTCAGCTTGTTGGTCTAGATTGTAGTGGAATTCTTTGTGTGTTTTTAAGAAGCTCTTTGTGAACTCTTGTGTTTCTGTATTACTCATTGTTTAAAAAGTTTCTAATTGTTTTGGGTTTTGTATCTGATTTAAGTATATCATCACCTACTTTGTCATTATAGTCAACAATTTTCTCAGAAAAATCTGGCACGAAGTCAAACTCTAGTTTTTTCTTGTTTAGATATTTTTTACCATCTTCTGTAAGAAAATAACGAATGCTACCCTTTAGTTTAAAAGGAGGTTTTACTTTTGACAAAAAGTTTATGTCATTGTCGAACAATTCAAAAACTTTGGTAGATGTCATCATGTCTAGCTGCATGGAGTCGGACTTTTCACCTCCAAGCATTCTTTTTACAAAGTCCTTTCTCTCTTTAAAGAAGGGCTTCGCCTTCTTTTTAGGCTTAGGCTTACCGAACACAAAACCACAAGAGCACTCCTGAACTCTGGAGCCAACAAACTCACCGCAGTTTCCACACTTCTTTTTACCTCTGGGCATGTAATAACAATATCATAAATTGATATCGTTGTCAACCATCTTTTTGACTAAGCCGTAGAAATCTGTTTTCCTTTCCCAGCCAAGCTCTCTTTCTGCCAAGGTAGGGTCACCGAGTAAAAGTTCAACCTCTGCAGGTCTGTAAAATTCTGAATTTACTTGAACGAGTATTTTGTCGCCATGAAGATATTCTTCATGGACTGACTCGCCTTCCCAATGACACTCCTCTGCTCCATAGCCAGCGCAAGCAAAAGCTGCTTCTACAAATTCTCGAATGGTATGTGTTTTGCCAGAAGCTAGAACGTATTCTTTTGGTTCTTCTTTATTTAACATTTTCCAAATACCATCAATAAAGTCCTCCGCATCAGACCAGTCTCGCTTTGCTTCAAGGTTTCCAAGTTGAAGGGGTTTGAATTTATCTCCGATACTGTCTTTACAAAAAATATCTGCGACTCCTTTTGTTACTTTGCGGGTAAGAAACTCTTCTCCACGACGAACGCCTTCGTGATTAAATAACCATCCCTGAATGGCGTATAAATTGTAACTTTCACGCCACACTTTTACTAAGTGTCTAGCTGCAGCCTTAGATGCTCCGTAAGGGCTTCTGGGGCGCAGTGGATGCGTCTCATCCTGCGGAGAAGTAACAACGTCACCAAACTCTTCCGAGCTTCCAGCATTGTAGTAACGGCAATTAGGAGCATGTTCAGCAATAGCACAAAGTTGATATAAAACCGCCATGCAGTTTGTTTCCATGTGGTTGACTGGCATTTTCCAGCTAGTACCAACAAATGAATTGGCGGCGAAGTTGATAAAGTAATCTGGTTTTTCTTGCAAGATTACCCTGTTTACATTATGCTGATCTGTAACATCAAGATCAATTAGTTTGAATCTTGGGTTCTCTTCTAGGTGCTCAATATTTTCGTGGTTCTTTACAGAAAGTCGTCGTACACCCGCAATGATCTCGATGTCGGTGTTCGCCAGCAAATAGTCCGCCATGTGACTTCCATCTTGACCTGTTACTCCTGTGATTATTACTTTCTTCATTTAATGAGTGGCTTATTTATTTATATCATAAGTATTAAAGTAACAAAAATCAAAAAATACTTTACCAACAGTAAAATCCTCCTGTTGGTCCTGCCCAACCGCAAACACCAAATTTTGGGACATATATACAATCAGTGTCTCTAAAAAAATTGAAAAAACGCCTTTCCATTACACCTCTCGCATTAGAACAATGAGCAAGGCATTGTTGGTAAACCTCAAAATGTTCTTCACAAATTTTATAAAAAAAAGTTGAATTCCAATGTGCTCCTTTATTTTGGTGTGAAAATACCGAATTTTGTACGTTTTGCCTCTCGGCTTGAAAGTCCTTACTAATATAATATCTTCCGCTTATTTTGAAAACAGAATTATATTCAGTTAAACTATGAAACTTTAACCCGTGTTCTATCATTCTAGCTTCGCCAATACATTTCCACGGAGAGTTAACACCGCCTGTGACCCAGTCTACATTTTTTGTGTTTACATAGTAATCTACATGATCTAATATATATTCTTCCATGTACTCATCTATATCAGTGGCTTCTATAAATAAAATTTTTTTGTTTTTAATTGCCGATAAACTACCCAAGGTAACTTTTGTTTGCTCAAAGCGCTTCTCTTTTTTAAAAAGGCTTCTATTGCTACTGCGAAGATTTGACAATACTGGATCTATTACTGAAGTGACTATAACCAACTTAGGTTTTAAAAAACTGTTCATATTTTTGTCTTTGTTGTATACCTATTTGTTTACACGAATCTAGGTTTAGATTAGACAAATCAATTTCTACATACACCTTGCTTTTGGGTTCGCAATATATTCTGCCATGTTTAGATATATCAAAACACATGTTAACGTGATCGCAATGTATGTCAGAGTACCAACGTACTTTATTAAAAACTTCTGATTTTAAAACAGCAAAACCGCCGAATGAAGACATTGTAATGATTGGACGACCTTCACTCCAAGATTTTTGATCTGAACTTTTATAAGATGGACAGTCGGAGAAATACATACCATTAGTGCCGTGCTCATCTCTGAATGCATAAACATCATAATAAGAGTCTTCTGACTCATTAAAAACTAAGTCTTTTATGTTTTGCCTAACATTTGCTGTAATCATTACTGCAGAATCAAGTTTGTTTAAATCCGAAATTTGCATGAGAAAATTATCAGTATCAAACTTTATGTCTGAATCTATAATTAATGAGATATTAGAATTATTTTCTCCCGCTAAATTTTTGCACTTGTTCCTACATTCACAAAGAAGTTTCATTCTTTGTGGATCTGTTGTGCTGCCAAATTTTACTTCATTTAAATCTTCAGATAAAAAAACACCTGACCTTTTTTTCATCC